GTCCGTCTCATCCACATGATGCTTGACCACAGCTTGGGCAAGCGCCATCTGTACCAACGCCGGCCATCTTTAACAATGCGCCTAGTTTTTCAGCGTCCTCGTCTGTGGCAGTTACTGTAAGGCTTTTGGTAGGGCCGTTCATGCCGTCGTTGCTCATGTTCATACTGACATTCATCGACTCAGCAATCATGTCTTCAACTTCACGATTCATTGAATCATATATGCCTTGACCAAAGCTGAAACCGCTGGACGCTGTGGGTGTACCCGAACCGCCGGCTTCTTCAGTTTTTTCTTTCTTGGCCTTCTTCGGCTTTTCATCAGACTGTTCTTTTTTCTTGGGAGCCTTTTCAGGCAGTCCTTTGTGCTTGGTAGCAGCAAAGTCTTCGGCATCTTTCTTGCCCATTGACTTGGCTACTTTGGCAACTTCCTTGCTGGCAGGCTTTTCGCCTTTTTGTGCAGCATGAACCATGCCCATGAACTTTTGTTGCTTTTTGCTTACTGCTTTTTCTTCAAGTTCTTCTTCGGCTTTTTCAACCTTGTAGCCAGCCTTCTTCAGCATCTTGATAGCGTTCTTGATTTGGCTATCGTCTGCTTCATTGGTCTTCTCGCCTGGCTCTTTGTCGCTGAGCTTGTGCTTGGTTACTGCACCCTTGTGTGCAGGCAGCTTGACTTTGCCAACACCAAATGCACTCCAATCGGGCTTGAGTTCAGCACCTTGTTCTGTGTCTGTGGGCTTTTTGGGACGACCGCGACCGCGTGCCACCTCTGGCTTGATTTGTGCCTCGTCGTCTTTCTGAGCAGCACCGCCATAACGCTTGCCAGCGATTTTACGGGTAACAGCACCTTTCATTGCTTCAGCAGCAACGTCGCCTAACATTTCGTCAACTTCTTTCTTGGCGCCAGCAATCTTGTCAGCAAAAGTAATTTTGTCAGCAGGAGGTGCCAGTTTAGCAAAACTCTTTTGCTTGGCTGTCATTGGTTTAGCAGCTTCCTTGGCCAGCGGGGTACGTGGCTTTTCGCCTGTGGCAGGCAAACCCATTTTACGTTGTAGGTCTTTGCGCAGATCTTCGTCGCTGCCATGGCCCAGTGTATCTAAAACTTTGCCACCAACTTTTTTGGCAACAGCAACGCCTTTTTTGACAGCATCGCCTAGGCCTTCATCAAACTTGTCGTGACGGTCTCTGATCTTGTCCATGGTTGCTTTACTGGCACCTTCACGTCCGGCTTTTTGCAAAGCTTGCATGCCTTTTTCTCCGTACTTCTTTTTGCCCAAGTGGGCTTGCAGTGCAGATTCATCAGCAACCACAGCACCTTCGTTTAGTTGCTTGTGCTCACTCTTGGGCATTTCCAAAACTTGTTGGAGTTTTTTGTTGATGTCATAGAAAAAGGTCATTGTATTATCCTCGGGGTTGGGCGCCAGTGGCTGGCTTTGGTGGACGCTTGATGTTGGTCATAGGACTCTTATCGCCCTGTGGCAGTTCGTTGGTGGTCTTAGCAGCAGGAGTCTTTTCTCCAGCAATGCTGAAACTGCTACGATAAGCGTTTTTCAATACAGCGTGATCGTAGGGACCAGTTGAGTAGTCTTTGCTCAATGCTCGTTGTGTGGCATCAGGCGCCGGGTAATCGGTGTCAGTCAAGAGATCTTTGTTTTCGTCGGCAATCTTTTCATATTCCTTAATCATGCCTTCGTTGTAGTCGCGATTGGTCATGACCACACGATTTGGATCAATGCCCAGCAATTGTGCCAGTTGTTTGATCTGTGGCTCAATGGCCGGATAGCGGAAGCTGACGTCAAACATGCTCACTGATTCATTCTTGTAGTTGGGAAAATCAGTGGGGATCATTTGCACAGGTGTGGCTTTGAGATCGGACATGGTAACTGGATCAAATTGATCCAGCTTTTGTTTGAGTTGTCGCACAGCTTCAGCATCTACACGACCGCAGATTTTGATGCGGTAGTCATAGGTTCTTTGGCTTTCGGCGAGGTAATTGGCGAATGTTTTCATTTCGATATCCTATGCTATATTTATTCTTTTGTGTCGTTTTGCTTGTTGCCCGAGATGATTCTGGCCAGCAAATCATTGCGACTTAATACCATGCCTGTGCCTTGCTGCACAGGTCCTTCGGGTTCTTTTTTCTCGTCTAGTGCCGCTTGTTGTTGATCCAGTCGCATTTTTTTCATTTGCAAATCGATCATTTTGAGTTTTTTGTCTAACTTGGCGGTCTTGGCTGTAATTGCATGTCCTAACATGTTACTGGCCACGCTGAAGATCTCACTGGCAAAACGACTATCTACTTGCATGCCCAAGTCCATGAGATCTTTATAGCTGCCAGTGGCTAGTCCAGCAAGTTCATCCATTTCTTGATCCGTAGCATCTAGGCCCCGAACTGCTGGCAATGCATCGTCAATTTTGTCAATGGTTTCGTCTAACGCTCGCAGTGTTTCCTGATTTGCAGGCAAGCTGGGAATAGCAGCGTTGATTTCTTCTTCGCTGGGGGGTAAGTCAAACAACTCTTCAAGTTTCTTGGTCATGCCATATTTAGTGGCTTATTTTGACCCGTTGCGAAACATGTCGTTTTCGGTTATTACTCTAAAGTGTATGCCTTGTTTGGCACACCAACGTGTTGCTGCATCCCATTTAGCATAGTTGATAGCAACCACAGCACGGTCGCGACTGCTCATTTTTGATTCAATTACACTTTGTTTTTTGGGCTTGATTTCTATTAACTCTGCTCGCATGGTGTTGTTGCGAGTTTTGTATGTGATTAAAAAATCTGGAACATAGATAGTTTGTTTGCCTGTTAGTGGATGACGATAAGGTATTTGTATGGCTTCACTGGCCCATTGCAAAACATTGTCGTTGGTATCACAAAAACGCATGAAGCTGAGTTCCCAACCCGAGCGATATCTAGGAGTTTTGTTTCCAACGTATTTGTTGGAATTTTGTACAGTGTAAAATCCCTGTGCCCACTTGCTCATTGTATAACGTTTCTTGCGGCGTATGCATTGGGCACCACAGGAACGCCTACACCCAACAAGGTAGCCAAGCTACGAATTTGATTGAGATAATAAGCCAAGGTAACATTCAAATTGACACCGTTGGTACCTTGAAATTCTTGCAGTAGAGTCAGTGGCTCAACCCCAGTGGACTCAGCAATTCTAAACAAGCTAACTGTGAAGTTTCCAGCAGCCTGTTTGTTTTTCATTGTTTGCAAAAAATAACTGTTGACAATATCATACTCTGCTGCCGGAACATTGACATCATATTCATAAAATTGATCAAAGATTCTTACAGTTTGATCTGTGTTGAAATTTGTGTTGTTAACTGATCCTGTTGCCATTATTGTCCACCTGTGTTGTTTCCTGGAGCCCTGGGTGTGGGAATAAACACACCAGTTGGTCTATTTAACACCGGACGAATGGCACCCGGTAAGGATTTAATAATTTCATTTCTGCCCAAAGCAACTGTCTCACTTTTGGCAATGCTTTGCAAATTCTTGTTCTTAAATGTGTTGTATGTTGCGCCTGCTTTTTGTGCTGCCCCAATTAGGCCTCCCACAGTACCGCTTTGCAGATCTCCAAGAATACCGTCGGCTGCATCCAGCAATCCTCCTTGCCCAAACACTGTGGAATTAGATCCGGGTCTAGCAATTGGACTCAATGTAGTGTCATAATGTTCTGGGCCGCCGAAACCTTGTACATTTTGATCGGCACGTCCGCCGCGGCTCATTGCACCTTCGTAATACTTCACGGTTTCATACTCCAAAGTCATTGAATGTTGCATTGTGCCATTACTTTGACTGTAGTCATAGGTATCATGATTCCATGATTTGACAATAGGGTTGATCAAGATATACTCAGCAAACTTACGCTGATCCATGCCGTAGATTCGGATGTCTTTGAAAAAAGCTGGTTTGCCATTGGCAGTTGATGATCCGTTTGCCCAATTTTCTCCCGAATATCCCCAGTCTGCAATCTGTAGCGTGTCGTTGTAGATATCACTGCGTGGATACCCAAATCCTGTGGTTCTATTTTGACTTGCACCCACACTACCATTGGTTACATTAGGACTTAGATATTTTTGCGACGGGTCGTTGTAGTAATAACTGAAGTAGTAATACCACAGTCTGCGAGCATTGTCGCCGCCATCGTCGTGAAAAGTTATGTTAACAGGTTGATAATCAATTTTGGTTTGAACCAGTCTCTTGCGATTGTACTGATTCATTGTTGCTGTTTGAACGTTGTATTTGGGAAGATCTACAGTTTTGACCAGCAAGCTCAATTCAGTGACGTCGCTGCTACCAAATACGCCACGCAGAAATGGAATCTCTGCTGTGTTGATAGTGAAACTCACATGAAAAAGAAACTTGTAACGAGGCTTGAGCTCAAAGGCGTTGGTAGTAAAAGTTCGGCTTGCGTGTTGATAATCACGCAAGCCTTGCCCTGTGCCTAAGAACCCTTTTAAAAAGTTCTGGCCAAAATCTGCCATATGCTAGCCCGCCTTATTGGCCTTGGCCTGCACCGGTCACTGCGCCAGCAATGGTCTGTCCAAGAACTGTGCCGATACCAACACCGCCTTGTGCAACATCTCCAGCTACTTGGTTAGCGTTGTCGTAAGCAATAGTCAAACTCACGGTTACTGGAGCACTTTCACTGTAGTTCAATGCGCCGTAGTCAGCACCTTTGAGGTAACAACCGTACAGTTCCCATGTTTCAAGAACTACTGGAGCAACAGCACCGTTACCGCCGTCGAGAATCTCGATGCGAGTTGTAAACTTGTAATCAATACCACTGGCCGCACTGGCCATTTCCAAGAAGTCCATTTGCTTCTGCATTTGCTCGCCCACAAGGCGACTAACTTGACCTGACGCATCGTCGCGGATTTCTGTAGTACAATCTGCCCAAGAATGCTTGCCAGCCAACTTCAATGTTGAGTTGTAGATTGGCAGAGTAATTTCTTCAAATGTCAAGTTAGGACGGCTGAAGCTCATTACCTGTTTGGTCAATTCAGTTGTGGGTTTAGATACACCAAAGTTTTCGAAGAACACGCGAAAGCGATATCTTAATTTTGGCATCAACAGGCCTTGAGCTCCGCCGCCTGCGGCGTCTGCTCCTACGGGCACTGTCATTTTGTTTAGTGATGCACTTGCCATAAATTTCTCCTATATGTTTATTTACCTAGAAAGAGAGTCCTTGCGGACCCCCTTCTTAAGCGGCTGCTCCAGAGATCTCTCCAGTGTTCTTTATACGCAGAGGAATGTAGATGAATTCAACTGCTTTCACTGGCTCGATGGCAATGTCAACCCACAGTTCGTTTCTATCGATTCGAGCTGGTGTATTGTTGCTGGTATCGCACACAACCAAGTAGTCATAGATGGCTCGCTTGGCAGTCAAATCAATCATCAAGCTGTTGACTGTGTTGGTCATTTCTTGACGAGTAATTTCGTCGTTGGGTTCAAACAAGAACAACTTGCCAATCTGTTCCAAACGTCCACGCAAGAATGCAACTAGTCGTGCAACGTTGATTCGATCCAACGCTGTAGTAGTTGTAGTTGTAGTCTTGTTACCGAAGTTGGTAATACCCACACCTGGAATAAAGGTAATTGGGTTGATGTTACGCTCATACAGGATGTCACGAATGCTCTGACCCATACTCAAGGCCACGAACTCGCCAGTAGCAGCGTCAATGTAACCAATGGCCAGTGCGTTGTCAACTACACCACGACGTGTACCTGCTGGTGCTAGCCATGGATAGCTTACAGCATCGCTGCGCAGAATTGTGCGTACCATCATGTGACTTGGAGGAGCCACAACAGTGTTACCGCTGAGGTCTGTGGTCTGGCAACTTGGATAGAATGCAGCAGCATAGTTGCTGGTTGCAATTTGACCATCTTCGGTCAACAAGCCAAGACCGTTGTTGTTGGTTGCCCAAGAAATCAAGCTGTTGCCACTTGCGTCTAGTCGCATTGGAGTGTCTGCTACCACAAACAGTGTATTACTACGCTCGTTGCTGAGTGCAATCATGTTTGGTGTAAGTTCTGGATATGCAGGAGCAGCAATCAAGTTGAATTCAGTTTGCTCTTCTCTTGCAGCCAAGCTGGTATCAATACCGCTCTTCATTGCAGCCACAACCATCTTGCGTTGTGCTTGACGTCCCGACCACATGCTGCCGTCATCTTTGTTACCGCTGGCTGTGAGCCAGGTGTTCTTTTGACTTGGCAATGAACCATCAGGGAAGCTGGTGGCATTGAAATAATTTTCTTGGAAGCTCTTGACGTTGTAACCACTACGGCGTGTGTTGAACAACAACATACCTTGTGGATACAAACTTGGGCTAGGAGCATCTAGATCCAAGTAGTTGCTGGTCAGCAAACTTTGAATTGTCGGGAATGGATCACTGATTGGATCTGTAGTGCCATTGGGCGCCCAACGTGCGTCCGCAAACAATATACCATTTTCGGTGACTTGGTCAGTGGTGTCTACTGCTACCCACTGGTCTTGTCCATTAACTGGCTCCCAACGATAGATACGTGGATAATTTTCTAAATCACTAGAATCAATCCATAGATCACCGTATTCGAGAGGACTTTCAGCAGCATCATTCTGTGTAGTCGGTGCTGTGGCAGCAATAATCGGTCCGCTAGGATTAGTCTGTGTCAAATCAAACCCGCGTACATCGTTGACAACGTTCTGGTAACCGCGCCAGTTTCCGTTGTCCTGAATCATAATGTCCACGTCACTTGCTG